TGTAATAATTTTAATTATTCTTCCACCATCTGGTATAGCAACAAAAGTTGATGATAATGCTGATACATCAGGTATTGCTGAAGTTATAAAGTAATCGTTTAGTGTTCTCATTGTCTTTTCCTTTTTTTGTATTGCTTCGTTCCGATTTTAAATCTTCAAAGAAAACAAAATTATTTATTGAATAATAAGAGGGGAAATTAATCCCCTCCTATAAATGTATTGATTAAGCTGCTGTTAAATCAAAGATAGCACCACTTGCTGCTTCATTTTTAGAAACAAGTGTGTATTCTGCTAACATAGCTTTTTTCTGTGCATCACCAGTTTGAGCAAGTTCCAATAGTTGGAAATCTCTTAGGTAAGCAACTGCCCACATATCAGGTTGTATTACGAAACAATCTCTATTTCTTGAGAATCTGTTTGGTACAACTGTCATTGATCCAAAGTCTGACTCATAAATGTCAATCGCAGAAACAAGTGTTTTGTCTGCTGATTGTGACATTCTAGTTGAGCCACCAGTAAATCCTGATAGTTTTTGTTTGTTGAAAGCACCAAGCATAATCATTGATGGATCTCCACCATTAACCCATGTTTTTGAAACAACATCTTTTAGTTGTGCTTCAGTAAAGGCTCTAGCAGTTCCATCAGTTCTAGCTACTCCAGGAGTAGGAGTTCCACCAATTGCACCACTTGCACCAATTGCATTAATATTTGCTTGAATCCAAGATGCTAAACCAGATAGTTTTCTAGCTGTTGCTGGGTTACCACCTGCAGGTGCGCCTGTTGCACTTGTAGTGTTAGCAGTTAAAACAAACTCCATATCTCTTTTAAGTTCTTTTGAACTTTTTGAGATTTGGTAAGCTAGTTCGTTATTTCTACCAGCACTATTTACTGTGTCTTGAGTTCCAGAAACAATAACAGTAGCTCTTGATATTTGAGTTTTGTTATTTATTCTAGCTGTAGGTACAACTGCTGAGAAAGCGATTTCATCACCCTCTATTTGTTGGTTAGCTCCTGCTGCTCTTAGAGCATCAGTTTGCCATTCATGTAAAACACCAGTTGCTTTTTCTTTTCCAATTGAACTCATAAACGGAGTATCAGTAGGAGAGATGTTATAGATAATATCTGATAAATCTTCTCTGTTACCAATAGCTGTATAAGTTTGGAATGTATTTGCTACGATTGCCATAGTTATTTGTCCTTATTGTTGAGGTTATTTGTTAGTTATCATGTCCAAGAAAACATCTTGAGCAGCTTTCATACTGCCAGTTTTCTTTAGACGACTAAATTTTTCTTTTCTAACTTTCGAATTAACTTCATATTTGCCTTGCTTGACTCCAGAAGAAAAAACTTTGCCAGGTTTAGAAATCTTTTTTGCTAAATTCGGTTTTGAATCTTGCAGACTTCTATATTTCATAGCATCATTAACCAACATCACAATTCTATGATCGTACACTTGAGCAACTTCTGAATCGTTAAATCCATAATTGTTTAAAGTGCTTTTCATAGTAACTTTTAAAGCTGATGCTTTTACAGGATCAGTAAATTCTGGCATCTTAGTTTCCAGTAATCTTTTTTGTTCTTGTAAAAAACCATCAAATTGTGTTTTTTGTTCAGCTTGAGTTTTGGCTTTGGCAGAATCAAGTTTTTCTTGCTTTCTTCTAATCCTATGTTCAATCCTCATAGCTTCTGTTGGATCATCTTCGTACATTTGTTCTAAATCAACAGAATTTTTTTCTGCGTTTAGTTCTTGTTGAGCCATAGACATTAATTCATTAACTTGATTAAGTTTTTGAGAGTAATTTAGTCTTTGCTTTTCAGACTCAGATTGAAAGTTCTTTCTTTGATTAGAAAGTTCTTCTGTCTTTTGTCTATAGTCAGCATCTCTTGAGTAACCATTTCTCAACTCTGCAAGGGTAACTTCTAATTCTTGACCTGCAACTTTTACCTTGTAGGTGGAATCTTCTAGTTTCTCTTGAGTATCAATCTGTTCTTCGTCTTGAGATACATCTTGTTCGGAAACTTCTTCTTCTTCAGATTCAGTTTCTTCACTTATTTCCTGTTCCTGAGGTTGATCTTCTTCAGATTCCTCATTTTGTGGTTCAGGAGAATTTTGTTGAATTTCTTCCTTTGGAGCTTCTTCTTGTCCAATAGTTTTTTCTTGTGGATTTAATAATCCATTTATTGCTTTTTGTGCTTTTTGCACATCAGTTTCAGATCCTTGTAATGGATTGCCTTGATTTTCTGACATATGTTTCCTTGTAAGTTAAGTTCCTCTTATGAGGTTGACTTATCCCAAACTTGTTTGTTTAGAATTTTTGTTCTTTAATTTGATTTCTAAAATCCTCTAATTGTTTGGAAGCTAGTTTTCCAGTATCAATCATTTCTAATAAATTCTGTTCAACCTTGCCGACCATTTGGTAAGCTAACCAAAGTTTTTCTCTAGTTTCAGTTTCGGCTGCACCAGTATTTAATAAAGCTGTAGAATATAAATTTCTTAATTTATCAAAAGAATCTTTTAATAATGGATCTGAGAAAAGTAATTTAGCTTTGTTCGCTTGGCTCAATTCTTGGTTGAGCTTGTCCTGTTCCTGGTTGTTCATTAGTTTGCTCTATTTCTTGTGATAATCTGTTTGCTGATTTTTCTGCATCAAAAAATGCTTTACCTCTATTTGAAACAATAACTTTATCTAGTTCTGCTTCAGCTTTAAGTTTAGCACTATCAATTTGAGTAGTGTATTTTAGCTCCATCTCTTTGATCTTAGTTTCAAAGTCCAAAACATTAGCAGCATTGTGGCTTTTAAGTTTTTTCATTTCAAATTCTAATTCTGCAAGTTTTCGTTTTTCTTCAGATGCAATTCTAGTAAATTCTATTTTCTCAATAGGAGTTGGTTTTGGTTCTGGTTTAGGTTGAACCATTTGTTTTCCTTGATCTGGATTAACAAAATAATTTTCAACATTTTTAAGACCAGCATTTTCAACAATTTTAGTTAAACTATTGTAAATGTTTTTTAGGCTCACCATTGGATATTCTTGACCACCTTGCAATTGAAATGCTTGAAGTTGTCTTTCCAAAATATTATTTAAAATAACAATTTGTTGATCTTTAGAACCAGCTCCAAGTCCAACTGAAATAGTAACATTATATCTATTTTTCCATTCAGTAGGTTTAACTGGTACAAATTTATTATTTAATTCTACAATTCTTTCTTTGTCTTGATACTTACAAGTAAGTTCAAATATTCTTTTAAATAAATCTTTAATTCCTGTTTCAGCAAATACTCTAGCAACTAATTCCATTCTCATTTGAGATTGGTTCATCATAGTATTCACACCTGTTGCAGTTTTATTTAATGATTGTGCATCAAGTCCTTGTGAATATCTTGTAACACCAGTTCTTGTTTCTCTAACTGTGTCTAAGTATTCTAATAATGGAAATGCTTGTTGTGAAATAGTTTGCGATTGCATTGGCATCATAACTTGACTTGGTGGTTGTTTAGTTCTTACAACTCCTCCAGGTCTTGAAGTTAATAGGTCGTCCAAGTTGACCATGCCGTCCATGATTGCAACTCTGTTATTATTAGTTAAATACATATTATCTAATAACTGTCGCATAACAGTTGATTTAACTAACTGAACATCTTCTACTAATTCTGAAACTGATCTACCATAAAATCTGTGTGGCATTGGGATCGGAGTTAAACTGCAAAATGGAATAAAATCGCAAGGCATATTTTCTAAAACTGTACTGCCATTACTTCCAGCTACAGTTACTTTTCTAAGTTCTGCAATACCATCTCCGTCCATGTCAATTTTAACATAGCACTCATAAATTTCTACATCTTGTGTGCTTTCATCTGGAGCATCACTTACAGGACTTTCATCTATATCAGAATACCTTGTCAATCTTTCATCATTAAACATGACAGTATTTTGAGTTGGAAGATCATCTATAATATCTCTATCAAAACCCATTTCAATTAAATCGGATCTTGTTTTTAAAACTCTCTGTGCAACAAAAGTAGCATCTTCAATACTCTTAGCTGACTTTTGAATTAGAAATTCTTCAGGTGGAATATTTTCTATTTTAACTTTACCATAAGAATTTGTTCTTTTAATAATAACATTATGAATCATTGGCACAGGTTGCTCTGGTAATTCTTGACCTTGCTGTTCTGCAAGAGCTTTAAGCTGCTCTAATTGTGCTTTTGCTTTCTCATCTTCAAATGCTTCTTCTTCAACAACTTCAACATTTTCACTATCTAGTAATAATGAATATTCTTGGTCGTTTAAATTTTCATAAGTTTCTTGCTCAACTTTTTTACTGTCGTCCCAATAAACTTTGACAATACCATTTTTCTCAATCAACGCATCTTTAAACCATGTGTATAAAATTGAGAAACCTGGATTGTCTTTATTAAAAATATAATTTACATAATTAGTTACTTGTTCAGCTTGTGCCACATCTTCCGATTTTACTGGCTCACATTTAATTACTTGATCTGATGCTGTAAATATTTTAAGTAAATTAGGTAGGATAGTTTCAATAGTGTCAGCTACATCAGTTGATACAACTTGCGACCTACCATCAATCTCAGTTCCTAATGGTTCTCCCATATAGTATTCTAAAGATTTCTTTCTTTGTGCAGAAAGATTACCACCCATATAACCCATAGAGTTATTAATCTCTTGGCTTATAATATTTTTTAATTCAATTTCTGTTATTTTATCTGCCATATTAAACTATATAATTTGTTTCAACTGGTATTGATTCTTTCCAGTTACTAATTTCTACACCCTCACCCACTATGCCTGTTCTAAAAGCATCAGCACAATGAGATGCGTAATTGTGCAAAGGTTTATTTCTAAAGCATTGGTTCTTGTCGTCCCATCTTTTTTGATAAGCCTTTAAATTCTCTATCGCTTTTTGACATTTATTTTTGTCAAACCAACAATTAGGAATTGCTTTTCTGACAGCTTCAATCCCATCTTCAATAGATAGTTTCGGTGCTACTTCAAAAGCTATACCTAATTCTAAAGCACTCTCCAATCTTGATTTACCAAAATTGCCAATCTCCCTTACCTTAATATCATGGGGAGCTATATGCTTTGAATACTCATAATCTTTTCTATTAATGACATCTACATAGTGATCTAAACCCTCACCTGCATTTTCATAATAATCTATTAATCTGATCTCACCTTTATACTTCTGGACAAACCATATTGCTGTGGAGTCATTTAAGCCCAAATCCCACCATGTTTCAGTATCTAGGTTGTCATCATACAGATTGTCTGTAATACGTCCCTTAGACTCTAACAGCTCTATTAAAGCACCATAATAAGAACCTGTTATGGCAGCTTGGAAAGAACACTCAAATTCTTGTTCGTATAAATCTTCTGACATCATTTGCTTTGCAGCAAGTAATTCTTCAGGATCTAATATGTTAGTTTCGCTAGATTTAAATAAACCAGCATACCAAGTTTCATTCTTCTCAGCTTGTCTATAAAGCTCATAGAAATGGTTTCTACCCTTAGGTGTACCAATAAAGACACACCACCCTTTTCTATCGGCTAATGCTGGTCTTATAACTTCTGGAAATATTGTTTGTTTAATGGATTGAGTTTCGTCAAAAACACAACCATCAAGAAAAATACCTCTTATGGCTTGATCGTTTTCTGCTCCAAGAATTGTTATCCTTGCACCATTTGGCAGATCACACCTTAATTCTGATTCATTAAACTTAGTACCAGGTATCTTTCCTGCAAATTGTTTAATGTAGTCCCAAGCTGTAGATTTACCTTGCTTAAAAGTTGGCGATAAAAATGCGTATCTAGGGTTTGGCAAAGGACAAGTTAAAGCAGCTTTAATCATGTGATTAATCATCATCACAGTTTTTCCTGCTCTCCTATGTAATACTAAAACACAAAATCGGTGCTTATCGATTTTTTTGTGCAAAAAATTTTGAAGTTCTCTTGGCTTATATGGAATGATGATTTCTGGCATTTTTAAAACAAACCCCCCTTAATGTACTGTAACTCCCTGAGGTACATTTAATAAATCTTCAATACCAAGATCGTCCATGATATGAGTTGAGAAATATCTACATTCAGACAGATCGTTAAAGCCACCAAAGTGAACAACAACAGATTTACTCCCC